CATCTCGGTGGCCGGCGTATCATCAAAAAAGATAATACCGCCCTTGCTCTTGTTCTTGGCCCGCCTGATCTGCATCCCCACCCGGCTGCCGAAGGGCTTCACGCCCGGATCAATCTCGGGAAATGCGTCATCCTCGTCATCAAACGAGAACTCGACCTTGTTCATTTCGTAAGCCTGCATGTTCGCTCCTCTGCTGGCTATAGGTTAAAGTCTCTCTTGTCCTTCTCGGCTACCAAGTCGATCAGGACGCGCTTGGCCAATTCAAGGCCGGCGTACATTCCCACGGCTTTTCCGTAGTTAAAATCGCCCGGAATGGGCTGCTCCAGCGACTGGCGCGCAAGAATGGCCTGCTCGGCCTCCAGCCGCTGAAGCAACGTCTCAAGCCTCATGCGGGTGTCTGCTTGCCGCCTGAGACTTCGAACTTCGGATGCTGGCCCATCTTGAGCAGCTTGTGCATGTTCGTGTTCTCGGCCGTCATCGGGCCGGTGCTCTTGCCCTTGCTCAGGACTGCGTCGTTCTTGTTCGCCATGTCAGTCTTCCTTCTTCTGGCCCATTGCCAGCACGCGCGCACGCCCGCTGGTGTCTGGTTTGGTGTCGCTGGCCGCAGGCTGCGGCGCGGCGGTCTTCTCGGTCGGTGTCTTTTTGGTCGGTGTCTTGGCCATGTCTACCTCACTGGTTCGGGTTTGGGTTTATGCCGGTTCCTGTTGAGACAGCCACCCGTTCGCCGCTCGCAATCTCCGCCGCCGCCAGTTGCATGGCCGTGGCGTTGTCCTCGGCATTCATCGCCAGCCGCGCCTGCAGTTCGGCCTGCTTGCGCGCGTCCTCGGCCTGCTGCTGCTGCGCGGCGATAGCGACGCGGGCCTGAAGCTCGGCGAGGTCCGTCTGGTTGTCCTGCTGCGTGTCGGCCATCTCAAGCTGCAGCTTCTGCGCCTCCATGGCCGCGTCCTGCTGGCTCTCCTGCGCCTCGAGTTGCATCTTCTGCGCGTCAACCTGTAGCTTCTGGCCCTCGAGCTGCGCCTGCTGCTGGAGCTTCTGCTGCTCGAGCGCGACCTTCGGGTCGGGCACGGGCTGCGGCTGGAACTGCGCCATGATCTGCTGCGCCTGCTGGATGATGGGCGGCAGGTTGGCGAACACCTGCTGGCTCTGCGCGGCGGCGACGGCTGCCGCCTCGGCGAGCATGCGGTCGAGCGCCCGCCGGTCCTCGGTGTCCGGGCCAAGCTCCTTCATCACCGCGCCGATGTCCTGACCAAGCGCCTCGGAGCTGATCTCGACCACGGCGGTGGCGTACCAGAGCGCGATGTGTTCCTTGAAGTGGTTGAGGATCGTCGGGATGAAGGCCGGAGCCATGAGCGGGTTCTGCCCAAGTGCGGGCGACATCAGGTAGGAGACGTGCGTCGCGAGGTGCGCGAGGTGGTCCTGCTCGGGGAAGGCCATGATCGGGCGGCCGAGCGTGGCCGCCACGTTTTCGTTGACCGCGTTCTGCTCCTTGGGCTGCATGGGCGGCACGAGCAGGTCGTCCGCGTTGGGCACCTTGAGCGTGGCGAGCAGCCGCTTCTCGACCTTGCGCAGGTCGTAGAGCTGGGGCAGCATCTGCGCCCGCTGGGCGATGGCCTGCACCTGCGCGAAGCGCTGCGTCTCGCTGAAGATGTTCGGGTCGGAGACGGGCACAACGTCGAGCGGCCCCTCGAAGTCGGCGCGGCTGGCCAGCTCCTCGCCCGCCTCGTTCTCCAGCCGCTCGTCGTCGAGGTACATGGCGTTGAGGCGGTGCAGGACGCGCAGCATGCGCGCCATGGCGTCGTGCAGCCGGCTGTGGATCGCCGAGAAGACGACCATGCCCTGCTCAAGCTTAGCCAGTGTCGTGCCAACCGGCGCGTTCGGGTTCTGGTCGGCGATGTCCTCCATCGCCGTGCGCACCACGCCCTTGCCTGCGTCGATCAGGAAGCCCAGCAACTGGAACAACACCGGCGAGGGCGCGTTGTAGGGCATCGGCATGAACAGCTTGCGCACGTCGTCGACGTTCAGGCCGCCCTCGATCTCCTTGATCTCGCCCGGCACCGGGGCCTCGGACTGGCCGCCGATCTTCGCGCCCTTGAGCTTGAGGCCCGCCGGCGTGTTCTGGATGTGAGCCGCGTCGAGCAGCGCACGCAGCGCGCCCGTGGCCGCGCCAGACAGGCCGCCGATCATGTGCGGCAGGCCGATCGGGTACGCGCCGCGCCACGGGATGAAGGGGAACTCGACGAACCACTGCAGTTCCTCGCGGGTCTCGTCCTCCTCGTCCCAGTTGCGGTAGATCGCGAGCACCTTGCCCGTCGATTTGTCCACGCTGACGATGTACGGCGACGGCTCCTCGTCGTCACCGATCTCGGCAATGACGTAGACTTCGTAGACGATCCGCAGGCCGTCCTCGTTGTAGCTCGTCTGCTCGCGGCCCTCGATCTTGTCGTTTGCCTTGCCCGCCTCAGACTGCTCAGGCTCCATGCCCGGCGGCGTCAGGTCCACGTCGCGATACATGCCGCTCTTGACGCGGTCGCGGTAGTCAAGCTGCGTCAGGTACTGGACGTGGGTGCGGCGCTGCGCGGTGTAGAAATTGGTCGCCGCGTAGGGCAGGTGCATGTCGTCGATCGCGACGAACAGGAACGTCGGCCGGTTGCGCTTCTCGTCCCACCCCAGCTTCATGTACTGCGCGCCGCCAAGCGGCACCTGCGTCATGAGTTGCTCAAGCTCGGCACGCGCCTCGGGGCACTGGACCGTCATCTGCCAGTTGAGCAGGTTGGTCTTGCGCTGCGCCTTGGCGAGCTTCTCCTCGGTCTGCTTGCCCGGCACGTAGTCCTTGGTCGGACCCTCGGGCGGGAACAGCTCCTTCATGGCGCGCGCGGCGAAGTCGACGCACGCCTCGGTCATCAACGGGTGGACGACCTTGCTCGCGCCGGCGAACTGCGCCCCGCCCGGCGCGTCGTCGCCAAGGCCAGTGCGACGCAGGCCCTCCTCGTACTGCTCGTCGCGCTTCTTGCGCGCCTCCTTGTCCTTGGAGATCATGTCGAGCAGGCCCGAGGCCAGCGTCTTCATGTCGCCCTCGGACAGGCTCTCGGCGAGGTTGGCGTAGAACTCGCCCTCGCCCTTGGCGGTCTCCTCCTCGTCCAGCCGGACTATCGCGCCGCCGTCGGGAGTATCCTCGACGAGTTCGTCTTCGTCGGGCAGCGACATGTACTCGCCCTCGAGCACGTCTTCCATGTCGTCATCGTTCATACCGGCAGGCCCCTGTTGCGCTCGCCTTGGCGTTTACCACGGAGATTGTGTTTTTGTCCACTGCACCTCACTGCGCGTACGGGTTGATGCGCGGCGCGTGGCTGCGCCGGGCCTCGTGCTCGGCGCGCTCGCGGTCCTGCTTCACCTCGTTGACGAGGCTCATCAGGCCCTTGTCGAGGCACAGCCGCATGGCCTGCGTGCAGGCGTCGACGTGGTCGTCGTGCTTGATCGACCCCCCGCCGGTGAACGAGCAGAGCTGGCCCACGAGCGGCTCGGCCCACGTGCGCGGCTGGCCCTCGCGCTTGTCGCTCTCGGGCAGCCAGACGCGGCGCTGGGCGAAGAGCGGGCTGACGATGTGCAGGCGCGACAGCTTGTCGGCGCGGCCGGGGTTGTAGGCGTATGCCTCGATGCCCGCCTCGGCCAGCATCTGGCGCAGGCTGATGCCGCTGCCCTTGTCCTCGATCAGCAGGATGTCCGGCTTGCGCCCCGAGGTGATCGGCTTGCCCGAACCGAACATCGGCTTGATGAGCGCCTGATCCTCGTCGTCGCCGTATGCGGTGTTCAGCTCGCGCTTCACCCGGCGGATCAGGTCGGGCATGCCGAGGTGGTCCTCCCAGCAGTCGAGCAGCATGATGTTCGTGCGCTTCTCGAAGGTGAACACGCCCCACACGCTGCACGCCGTCGGGTCGGGGTCGCCCTTCTTGTCGAGCGTGCGCTCGGTGAAGGCGGTGTCGAGCGACATGATGATCCAGTCGAAGCGCGGCAGCGGGTTCTTGGCCGGCCACAGGCGCAGCCACGAGCGCTTGATGATGCCGCTCTCCTCGGGGTCGATCAGTTCGCCGTAGAGTTCCTGCCGCCCCAGCTTGGTGCCCTCGTAAGCCTCCAATTGCTTGAAGAACGACTGCGGCAAGTTGGCCCGGTTGTCGAAGGTCGAGCCGCGCACGATCACGCGCCCCGGCTGGGGCGTGGTCAGGCGGCGCACGAGCGCCTTGGGCTTGGGCGTCGTGGTCCACAGCACCTGCGGCCGGTCGCCCAGCCGCAGGCCCATGAGCATCATGTCCCACGTCTCCTCGTCGTAGACCCACGCCGCCAGCTCGTCGCACCACACGCGCGCCGCCTGCGGGCCGCGCAGGCGTTCGGGGTTCTCGGCGCTGAAGCCTTGGATCAAGGTCGAGCCGCCCGAGCAGTTGCGCATGGTGATGGTCAGGTCGCTGCGGTTCTCGCCGAGCACCAGATCGGGCGGGACGATCGAGCGCAGGCCGCTCTCGCCGTAGAAGGCGACGCGCTTGACGTCACCCAGCGTCGGGCAGATGACGCTCACCGGGTTGCCCGTCGGGTCTTCATACGTCGCCCGCGCCAGCCACTCGGCGCCGACGCGCGTCTTGCCGTAGCCGCGCCCGGCGAGGTAGCCCATCTCGGACCAGCCGCTGTCCTGCGGTATCTGCTCCGGGCGCGCGGTCTGGCACCAGCGCGCCTGCCAGTCGAGGTACAGGCGATCGTGTACAGGCAGCGCCGCCAGCGTCTCGACGAGGGTGTCAGTCAAGGACGCGCCCCAGCGTCATCAGGGCGTACGCGCACAGAAGGAGCAGGCCGAGGGTCACAGCACGTCCGCCGCATCATCGTCCTGCACGGTGATCTGCGGTGCAGGCGGTGCGATGGCGTCGATCTTGCCAGCCGAGGCGGAGCGCAGTTGCGCGGCCAGTTCGGAGACGTTGGCGTAGGCGACTTGCACCGGCTGGCCGTCAGGCCCCGAGAGCGTGTGGTCAACCTTCTCGCCGTAGCGCTGCGACCACTTGCCGATCAGCTTGAGGCGCGTCTCGATGCGCACGCGGCGATCGGCCGGATCGAGCTCTTTCGTGTCGCTGATTTCGATGCACTCATCGGCCAGTGCGTCGCAGCCCAAATCTCGCGCGCGGGCGACTTGCGTGAACGCCTCTGCGTCCTTTTTCAACGCGCTCCGCACCGTCGCCTCGTGGACACCAATTTCCCGGCAAATAGACCGCAGCGAATTACCGCCCGCAAGCCCCGTACAAATCGTCTCAACAATCTCAGGCGTCAGTGCCATTGTTCGCTCCGCAATCAGCCGTGCAGGCATCACATGCCATCCGAAATAGCACCTGCGTGAAGCCTGCGCAAGCCCACCACTTTCCGAGGTTCATCAACACCCGACGCGCCCACCGCACACACCGCGCAGAACACACCGCACCACACCATTTCGCACCGTGCACCATGCACCACGAACGGGCTATAACGGAGTTATAGACCCTGGTCTCGTGGTGCAGGTTGCATTGCACCACGCACCGTGGTGCACCGTGGTGCACTAAAGGTGCATGGTGCAATAGCCAAAAACCCTAGGATTTCTGCGGGTTTCAACTAAAACTGCAATCTAAACCTACTCGCCTCGCGCACCACGAATAAATGATGCACCTCGGTATCAAATGCACCACGAAGCTAAATGGTGCACGTGGTGCAGCCCTCGCCGAAATGCACCACGTGCACTTTTTTTCACTCCCTGCATTTTTATGCTTGCAACGCCTGATTACCCCTTGTAAGAGGGGTTCAACAGCAACGGAGACAAGACAATGACCGACGACCAGATCATCGAGGCGTGGCAGACCCTGCACGACACCGGCCTCGCCTACGAGCTTCAGGGCTTCTTCGGCCGCACGGCGCAGAACCTGATCGCGCAGGGCATCATCTCGGAGTGACTGGCATGGGCGACCATGACGACCTGAAGGACACCGTGCGCTGGTTCGTCCAGCGCGAGGAGAAACTGCACTGCGGCAACGTATGGGTGTCCATACCGAAGCTCGGCGCTGACACCTACCAGCAGGCGCTGGACAACATCGAAGAACGTCCGGGGCTGCGCTACCCCGACCCGTCGCGTCGGCGCACCGGGCGGCTGCGCATCATCAAGCGCACGGTGCGCGAGCATCTGGTCGAGGCGCTGGACGCCGTCGAGGCGCCGCCCGTCGTGACCACGGCCGATGTGGAGGACGCCATGCGCCGCCGCAACTTTACCATCTGGCGCGAGCGCATACTGGGCCGCAAGCTCAAGGACATCGCGGCCGAGTTCGGCCTCAGCTCCAGCTACATCGGCACGCTGGTCTGGCGGACCGACTGGCGGCTGCGGTTTCTGCTCACGCGCAACATGCTCGATCCCGACAACATCAAGCGCTTCAGAAGGGAGCACGACATAGCCTCAGACGTAATGCGCGGATACACCCTGACCTTCACGCCCGAAGAGTGGCCGCCGATCGTCAGCAGGGACAACCCCTAGACCTACCAGCCTACCAGCAACTACACCTACGACAGGAGGGATAACCATGGACAAACACGCGATGAGCAAGGAGCTGGCGCGCGTCGAGGCGCGCATCAACCGGGCCATCAAGGACGAGGAGCCGCAAGTGGTGGCCCTCGCCCTGACCAGCCTGCTCGGCTGCTACTTCGAGGCGACGCAGGATTTTCCCGTCGCCATCGCAGTCCTCTCGTCTGTTGTCGCCGCGTTCAGCGACGACCTCGACCTACAGGACATCGCCGACATGATACGCGACGACCTCGATGACGCGGAGGACAACAATCTCTTCGGCGGCATGCCGACTGGCCACTAAAGCGTTGTAAAGCGGAGAGATCATTTTTGATCAAAAAGGTATTGCAACGCTGGATTACATGATTTAGAGTGGCTTTCTCAGCAACGGAGACACGACATGTTCACAGCACGTTTCACCACCCCGTATTCCTTCGCCGCCCCCTTCACCAAGGGCAAGGTCTACGAAGTAATCGACTTCAACGACTGGCTCGGCACCTACACCATCATCGACGACAACGGCAATCGCAAGAACGTCGACTGGCTTCGCTTCGAAGATCAGGGCCGCAAGTCCACCGTCTA